CTGACCGGCATCGCGAAGCACGATCGGGACGGGCTTGCAGACGCGCTAGGCATCGACGACGGAGACCCGCGCATTACGTGGGTGGAGGAGCAAGCGAAATTCACAGGCGCGCATCGTGGCGGGTACTCGTGCGCGGTACGGATCGAGGTGAGGGAGGCGGAATGAAACTGACGATGCTTGTTGAGCTGGAATACGACGAATCAATCATGCACGGCGAAGACGCTGAGGCAATAGAGGCTTTCAACGGCATGTTGATGCGCCCCACTGAGGACATCGAAAGCGCGCTCATCCTGCACTCGAATTACATCGGGGAAGAGGTTGGAACGATCCGCGTGATTCGGTTCGGTGTAAGCGAATGACCCGCCCGCGCTGCGCACTAGGCCGCCTGATACCGACAACGCCAGACGTGGAGCGCATCAAGCGCGAAGCATGGGAAGACGGCTGGCTAGTCGTGCATATCGATGATGAGCGCCTGTCATGGGATCAGCAAGAGTACGTCCGGCAGATTGGCGACCTGATAAACGGGAAGGCGGCGTGAGTGGAAAATTTATCGTTTGTGCTTTGGATGCTTGGCTATCCGCTGGTGATTGTCGCGGCGGATGTCATTCGGGGTAAGAGCGGGCTTTACGACCCGCCATCAGAAAACGTTCGCGGGATTGCCGCGCTTGTCCAGATGGCGATCTGGATTTTTGTCGGCGTGGCGCTTTTCAAATGACCACAGCCGCGCAACGTCGTCACATGATTTATGAGTCTGCAATTTATCAAGTTACGCCATTCGATAGAGTGAGGATTCTATGACCGCACGCGGACACGAATGGGCGGATGCTTGGCTGCGGCTTTGGGCGCACTGGCAGCAAGGCGAGCGATACGGACGCGGCTACCCTGACAAGGCATGCGGATTCAGCAGCGGCGGCGCGCACTCTGATGGGTCGTTTTTCGATCAGATGGAGGACAGCGACAACTACATGTGCGTGCTCGTCGATGCGGCGGTCAATGACTGCCAGCCGATACACGCAGCAGCGATCATGCACGCCTACGGTGTAGCGGATGTGTTCCGGTTCAGGACGCCGGCAGCAGAGATACTGCCGGGTGCGATGGATGAGTTCGAAAGACTGGCGAGAGCGAAAGGTGTCGTATGAAAACACGGGAAGAAGCGGCGCGCTTCATTGAGGCGCAGCTTAAACACGATTGGGTTTCAAAACTGGAAAAAGGGCACCAGTTCCACTACGGGAAACAGGAGCTTCGTGAGCTGATGGACTTCATTTACGAAGGCCCGCCAGAAGAACACGAGCGTATCTATAAAAAACAATGATTAAAATGGTGGTGTGATGGCTATTGACACGGCACCCAAATCCGTGGTTTGATACGCGCGGGACGACTCACGTCCAGAGAAAACGTAACGGCTCGCATCTTCTGATCGCGGGCCGTTTTGCTTTGGTGTTGCGAATCGTAGGCAAATTACGATAAGCAACGACAGAACGGAACATTCATCGGCCGGACCTCTAGGGGTGCCGGCCTTTTCATTTGCCAGACCGGCAACCCGGAAAGGTGATCCCAATGGCCGCACGAATTCGCAAGCCGCACCAAGACGAGGTGCGCGCCAAGATACAAGCAAGTCAGTTGATAAACGTTTTGCAGAATCACGCACTTGGCAAAACGGAAGAACTGTCACAAAGCCGCATCAAGGCAATTGAGGTTCTGCTAAAGAAAAGCCTGCCCGACCTGTCTTCTATTGAGCTGACGGGCGACGGAGGCGGGCCAGTCCAATTTGAGGTGCTGGCGCCTTGGCTCAAGCCGACGATAGCCGAACGCAACTAGGCATCAACGGTTATAGCCCGCGAGGCCCGTTTGTAGAGTTTCACAACCGGCCTAACCGATGGGCCGTGATGGTGTGCCATCGTCGCGCAGGCAAGACGGTTGCTTGCGTCGCTGACCTGATCCTGTCTGCACTGCTGACGCGCAAGCAAGACGCCCGATACGCATACCTCTGCCCGCAGTACAACCAGGCTAAGGACGTGGCCTGGAAGTACGTCAAGCAATTGACGGCAGATATTCCGGGCGTCCAGTACAACGAGACCGAGCTTAGAGCGGATCTGCCGAATGGTGCGCGGATCAGGCTTTATGGTGCGGACAACCCAGACAGGCTTCGCGGCCTGTATCTGGATGGCGTGGTGCTTGATGAGTACGCAGACATGCGCTACGGCGTGTGGGGCGAGGTGCTACGGCCTGCACTGAGTGACCGCAAGGGCTGGGCGGTGTTCATCGGCACGCCCAAAGGCCCGAATGCGTTTCACAAGCTGTGGAACGAGACAGAAGGTCACAAGGATTGGTATCGCCTGATGCTACGGGCGTCAGAGTCTGGCTTGGTCGATGCTGACGAGCTGGCAGACGCACAGCAGCAGATGACGGACGACCAGTACGCGCAGGAGTACGAATGTAGCTTCGAGGCTGCGATTCAGGGCGCGTACTACGGCAAAGAGATTGCCAAGGCTGACAAAGAGGGGCGCATTCGTACGGTCGAGTACGACCCGGTGCTGCCTGTCTTTACGGCATGGGACATCGGCTACAGCGACGACACCACGATTGTGTTCTATCAGGTGACGCGCGGCGAAGTCCGGATCATCGACTACTACGCCAGCAGCGGACACGGCGTGCAGCATTACGTCGATGTGCTCAACGCCAAGCCCTACACGTATTTCAGCCTAGGCGATAAGCCCTGTCTGTTCCTGCCGCACGACGCACGCGCAAAGACGTTTGCAAGCGGTGGCAAGAGCACGCAGGAGCAGTTCGCCGCCCTTGGCTATAACAGCCTGATCGTGCCCGACCTGAGCTTTCAGGACGGCATTCAGGCGGTGCGGATGATGCTGCCGCGTACGTACATCGATAAAGACAACTGCCTAGAACTGCTGGATGCGCTGCGCCTGTATCGGCGCGAGTGGGACAGCGAGAAGAAGGTATTCAGAGACAAACCCCTGCACGACTGGACAAGCCACGCGGCGGACGCGACGCGCTACTGCGCGGTCATGTATCGGGAGGCGTCAGGCGGAGACGAACCGAGACAGCCGCCCAAGTTCGCCTTCGAAAACGGACAAATGAACATTACGCTGGATGAACTGTGGGCGGAGACGACCACGAGAGAGGAACGGATATGACCGAATTGAACGCGACTGTCGTTGAGCAGACGACCGCGCTAGCTCTTGGCCCTGCTGGCGCTGGCAAAGCTGTGCTGTACGGCATGACCATCCTGCTGAACGCCACAGCTGTCACTGTCAATGTGGCGGGGTTCTTGGATGAGGACGGAGACGCCAAGACGCTGCGTTTCACTGGCTCAACGACTGTCGATACGAATATCGGCTTTGGCGGCAATGGGCTGATTGCGACGGGCGGGACGCTCACGGTGACGTCGAGCGTTGCGGACAAGGCATTGATTCACTGGCGCGTGAGGGATTCGGCATGACAACTCCACTTTTCCCGAGCGTGATTGCTTGGAACGTGCTTGATGGCGGGACGGATGCGCAGGATGGGAACGCATATCCGGGGCCGGCGCTGCAAGACTACGCCGCTGCGGTGGTGGGGGCGGCTGGTGTAGTCAGTATGGTCCCGGCTGATTTGCTTGTCAGCCCGAGCACAACTACGACCGGCAACGGCGTCACGACGCTGACGCCCATAGAAATCGCTGCGCCGGGCACATACACGAAGGTCCGGCTTTACTGGCGGAACATCAGCGCCGCATCTGACCGCGTGCTGTATGTCGCCGCGAATGCTCCGAATTCTGTTCGCGGGCTGAAACAGTCGCAGGACTCGAAACGCCGCGACGCTTCGATGGTGTTTGGCGATCACCTCATGCTCATCAGCGCAGAGCCGATTACATCGCTCGTGTTTTCGAGTGACGGGTCCATTTCCGCAAACACGCACAATCTGATGATCAGCTGGGGGAATTGACATGAGCATCGAAACGGAACTGATCTACCCGGAATCCAACTACACGAGCAAATCGACCGCGTGCGTGTTTCTATATCACGGCGAGCAGCCGAGCGGCGAGGTCGAAAATTTGGTTGTCGGCGGTCCTGCTGCGGCAAAAATATCCGGTTTCACGGACGCGGAACTGTGGGAGACCGTCCCAGGCGTGATGTCATTTACGGGTACGGATCAAAAAGTCGGCGCGCCCGCTACCGGAACGCAGGTGACGCTTAACGGGCAGTCGCTCATCATCACTGCGCGGATCAAAAAAAAGCTTGCTGCGCAGGTTGCGGCAACTCGATACCTGTTTGGTAATTACACACCACTTTCAAATACCGGCGGGTTTGTCCTGCAAATCACCACAGGTGGCGCGGCGGGGATCACTGTCACGCCGGTAGGTGGGTCTGCATACAACGTGTTTGCACCGTCGGGCACTATCACCGATGGCACTACCGCGAACGAGCGTCATATCGTGTGGGTGGTTTCGCGCGACGGGTTCGGCCGGTCGGGCGTCGATGGTATCGCTGCCGGCACGACCACTATCGCCGGGGCTGCCAACGCAAATCTGCAAGGCGGGTTTGATTTCTCCATGGGCGGCGTGACTGAGGGTTTTGAGCTTACCCATGTAGGCGCATATCAAGTGCCGCTCGATCTTGCCGACATTCCGCTTGACCTGCTGTATGACTGGTCATACCGTCACCCCGGCGCGATGATCCCCGATTGGGTGTTTGGCGTATGAGGCTCGGCGGCGCATGGTGCGCGGGCGTATGGGACTCTTCGTCGTGGCTGGTGTCGTCGCCTGCTACATCGACAGTCGAGCTCAGTAGCTGGACTCAACTGGTCCCCGACCCGCTCGGTAGAAACTACAACGTGCTGCGGGCATACATCAATCAATCGGTGTATCTGGCCGACCCCGGAAGTCCGAGGCTACGTGCAGAGGTGCAAACACGCGTCGCAATGCTCGCGTGGGGCGACATTCACACCTACCAGTGGCGGATGGTCGTGCCTGAGAACATCGTCAATCTGGGGGCCGATGTCTATGTGATCGTGTTGCAGTGCCACGATCAGAACGCGGCGGAGGTATCACGCCGTCCGACATTTGACATCGCATA